CCCAGCCATGTCCAGGACAGCAGAGTCCTTGGCGGTCTGGCCAGCGGCATAGTAGCCCTGTTCCTGGGTGATGATGGCATTCTTCAGGATGCTCTTCATCGCGTCACCTACTAGGCGGTCATCGCAATGCGAGTGAAAGCCTCGGGCAGAATGGGCTGACCATCCGACCAGAGCTCGCCGTAGAACCCGGTCTCGCCGGTCGCGATGTGCAGTTCCTTGGCGACGGCGATAGAGATGCCAAGGCTGTCGACGATGTTGTACCCAGCACCGAAGTCACCCAGGATGCCGACGTACAGGTTCGCCGTGAAGACGTGCGGGACGTAGGCCGACTCGTGGACGGGCATGTTTAGGATCTTGTCCGGGGCGCCGGTGACGACCGAGCCGTACCAGATGTAACGGCCTTCGAGATCCTTCAGCTTGGCGATGTTGTAGATCGCTTCGCCCGAGAACATCCAGGCTGCGTTCAACCGGTAGTCCTCGGCGATGTTGAATTTCGCGCCAAGCAGGCCATCGATGGTGAGGGCGGTCGCTGTGTTGCCGATCGACCAGTCACGGTCGGTGTTGATGCCGTTCGCGGAAACCGTGAACACGCCGAGAGGCTGGTTGGTGCCGGAGCCGTTCAAGTAGCCATTCTCCATGGCCTTGCCGAACTTGAAGATGAGACGCTCACGGACCTTGGCCTCAACGTCGATGGCCGAGTTCCGCAGAAGAGCGTTGCTGATCTTGATGGCCTTCCGGAGGACCTGCGGCTTGAGCTCGCGCTTGCCGAACTTCATGGCCGTGTCGAGCGTGGCCGCGGTGATCTCGCCCGTCCACTCGGCATCGGAGGCATCCGTGTCGAGCGTGGGCTTGCCGAGGGAATCCGTACCGGAGATCGTGTCGATCTTTGCCATCTGGCGCACATAGGACTTGGCGTCGACGCCCTGGATGAGCTCAGCTGCGAACTTCTCAGGGACGAGATACCCGCCGTCGGCTTCCACCGACTGTGTGAGGGTACGCTCTTCGACCTCGGAGAGATGTCCTCTCCGCAGGAACTTGTCGAAGGCGGCACGCTGTTCGTCCTTGGGTGCTTCCATGCGAGCATTGCCAGCAGCGATCACCGGCTGAGTCTCATGCAGGGAAGCTTCGGCGTCTTCCTGCTTCTTACGCAGGTCGGCGTCCTTAGCCAGCTTGTCAACATCCTTCCAGATGTTGTCGTACGTTGTCCGCTCTTCAGCGGTCATGTCGCGCTTCTCACCGTCGGCGCGGTCAAGGATCTCTCGCCCATTGGTGATCAGCGTTGCACGTTTCTCAAGAATCTCGCGTACATTCATGTCGCTACCTCCTGGGTAGTCTTTAGTTGCTGAGCTCAGCAAGCCTCAGCTGCTCCCGCAACACAGAGGTTGGGGTCATGGGTTCGGCTATCGGGTCAGGCTGCGCCCCAGGGCGTAGACCTTGAGTGGCACGGTAATCGTTCAGGACATCAAGTCCTGAGCGCACAGAACAGTCGGTCGTGGGAAAAGCGGGGAACGTGACCGGACTAACGTCGAAGAGTTTCACTTCCTTGATCGTCCGAATGGGGTAGTTGGGATCCGTCTCGTCCCACTCCTCTTTCGTGACCTGGAAGGCATAACTCATCTGATTGAGATCGCCGCGCTTCATAGGAGAGATGACCATGTCCTTGACGAGCTGCGTGTCCGGCGCATGGATAATAGTGAACAGGCCTTTGTCATCCTCTGAGAGTTCTAGCGTTCCAGAGGTTGTGCGCCCGAGGAGATACTCTTCCTTGTGATTGAAGAGGGCCCGCACATCATCTTCTTTCACGGCGCGAGCGAACGCTCCTTTGGCGACTCTCTCCTTGAAGAAGCCGCCAATATCAGCGATGGTATCAAAGACTGCGGCATGGCCGGTAATAATCGGTGCTGCTGCATCCCCTTCCCGAAACTCACAAGGAACAGTGCGACGTTCGATCTTCTCAGGCATGACAGGCCTCCATATCAGCATTCACAGCCTCCAGCATTCCAGAGGCAAGAGACGCGGGCGAGTTCTGCGCCCGGTCGGCATACCACGATTCCACTCCCTGCATAAGATCTGTGATTCCATCTTGAGATAGACTGACAACGCCAAGCAGTACAGACTCTTCCGACGCGGCGTATCTCCTTGCCTGCACTTGCGCGAAGAGTTCTCCGATGGCAGTGTCCACGTCCTTGCCCCCACCGATTGCACGAAGATGTACGGTGATGGGTGCTGAAAGCCGCTCTGCAAGGACTTTACAGAGTGATGTAGAGCAGTATTCATGCAACCAGAGGGTAAAGCCAACAACGCCTGATGAATTAAGGGCCTTTCGGCCTTCGGTCAGCACGTCGTGCTTCTCTCTCTTGCGGATCCCTTCCATGACATCAGCAAGAACTGGGACTAGAAGAGACCGGGTCGCCTTGGCGTCGGCCATGTTCAGGGGTTCCAGGAAGCGGTCGCCCTGCGGTCCAATGCCGTTGAGGTTCTCCATGGCTCTGATCTCATTCACGCTCATGTAGCCCCACTGACGCGCGAGCGCATGGGCGGCATTCCTTGAAGCGGTGTCACCACGGAGAAGGCCATCGACTACAAACTCGGCAAAATACGTCTTGCGCTCGCGCTCGAGGAACAGAGCTGACAACTGCTGTTCGATGTTCACCAGCCACGGACGCAGCGTGTAGACCACAAACTGGATTGCGAGGTTTTCGATATTGCTGAACGTCGAATGGTCCAGGTCACCTACTAAATGCGGGGGGACCCGGAAGATGGAGGCGATCTCTTCGCGTGAGAACTTCCGTGTCTCCAAGAACTGGGCGTTCTCCGGAGGAATGCCAATGGTTGTGATGTCGGCACCACCTTCCAAAACTGCCGTTCGGTGTGCATTGGATAAACCTTTGTGGGTCGCATCCCACGTTTCGGCGATTCCTCTGGCCTTGTCGGATCCCACCGTGCCGACAAGCTTAAGGACGGTCGACGGATTGGCGTTGTTGGCGAAGAACTGATTGCCAAACTGCTGTGTCGCCAAGGCAAGACCAAGGGTTTCTCTCGCCTTGTCGATAGGAGAATACCCGACAATCCCGTCGAAAGACAGGCCATGCAGATGAAGCACTCGATAGTCCGGGAGCTTCACTGTCTGTCCGTTGGGGAGGCTATAAATGTAGGTCAGACTCAGATCGTCGTTCTGCCAGATCTGCATCTTGTCCGGGCGAAGAAGAAGCAGGCCAGTGACGCGCCCGCCGTCGTCAAGCTGGATCTCCGAGTAGGAGTTTCCCCAGCCCAGCAGATGACTGACCGCTGCCTGTCTCCACGCGAACGAGGTCATGTACTTGCTGACCCGGTCATGCAGGAGCGAGTACAACTGATGATCGGTCGCCCGTTCCTTGCCATCCTTCGTTCGCTTGTACACATCGAGAGGGAGCGACGCTATCGTTGAGGCCATCAGGTCAATGCATGAATAGACCGTCGTGAGGGTGAGCGCCGTATTCTCTGTGACAGTTATGCCTGAGCTCACCGGCTGCCCGCCCATCATCATCCGAAGAAACTCCGGATCCGTCGAGGTCAGCTGCCATGCCCGCTTTAGTCTCTGCCCAAGTGTCATGTTTGTCCTCCAGTTGCAGCAACGCGTAGCCTAGAATGCTGAATACCTAAGTGCCTACCCCTTTTACGATGGCATTTTTCGCACAGAGTTACGCCATTGTCTACGTCGAGGCGCAGCTCGGGGTACTGAGAGAACGGCTTGCTATGATGAGCGTTCAGATTGCCACCCATGCTATCTCCGCATTCTTGACAGGTATAGTGATCACGTTCGAATACGGCAGTACGCCAAGCGTTGTATTCGTCACTGTGCCGGATTACTGCATTGATTGGGGTAAGACCACCTTCCCAACGCGCGGCAAGTGGACCGATTCTCTCTTTCGACTTTGCGCCAATTTTCGCTCGCGTTTCCTCAGAGTCGAGATGTCCCATCAGTGCAGCAGAAATCTTTGCTCGCACGTCATCGGATACCCCATGCCCCTTGTTAGCCATAGACAATTTCGCACAAGCTTCAGGTAATGGGCGATATCCAATATGCGCCAGAGATAGATGTTGTCTTACTTCCAGAGATGGGTTCATGTGAGCGAGAGACACTCTTGTTCGCTGTTCATCCGTCATGTGGCTTCCAAGCCTCATACGTCAACCGCCTGAGATAAACAGATCATGTGTGGCGTAGTAGTCAGCCTGCACCGTTGGAGCGGCGGCAAGGTGCCCATGAAGGGCGCACAGAAGTGCAATGATCAGATCTATGTGCGCAGAGGAATTCCTTTTCACAGGCTTTATGTTCTCAGCCGGGTCCTGGATAATGGACACGTTGTCAAAATTCCACCGGAGCGCTGGGTTGTCGGGAAACTGGATCTTGCCGGCCATGATCATGCGCTGGAGTTCTTTCGTTACGGGCGATAGAGTTCGATAGCCTTGTCTAGCTTCAATCGCGTTCCATCCGTCTGCCTGCAGCTCATTGGAAAACTGGCTAAAGTTCCACGGGTCACCAACGAGGTCGTTGATCTTGGTCGCCTCGCGCCGCTTCTCCAGGTAGGCAGCAATAAAGGAATAGTCGCAGATATTCCCAGGTGTCAGCTGGATGAAGCCTTTCTTTTCCCATAGGTCATAGGGTACGTGATCGGTACGTGACCGGGCAGCCAGGTTGTCACCGGGGATGAACGCCATGGGCACGATGTTCCACTGACCATCAGGCTTGAGGGGCGCCCACAATTCGACGCATCCTACCAAGTCGATGGTACGGGCAAGGTCGAGGCCCACAAAGCCCACGCGTCCGGCAGTCGAGAACGGCTCATTCGTGACACACTTGTCGTAGAAGGACATGTCGAGCCAGCGCTCGCTCTGCTGGGTCCAAGTGTTCAGGAACAATCGGCGGAAGGCGTTCTGCTTTGCGGGGACATTGATGGCTTCATGGCACTCGCTCTCGAGGTACCACTCAGGGACTGTGACGCCCAGGGAGGGATTCACCTTGCGCCATACCTTCGGATCCGTCCAGTCGTCTTTCGGTTCCGCCTCATAGATGACAGTAAAGAATGTCGGGTCTTCCATCATTCCGGCGGCCACATTCTTGGCGTACTCGTAGGTCTGGTAACAGATGGACTCTTGGTCATATCCTGCCGTTGTGATCTCAATGATGAGCGGCTGCTTGCGCGCGCCCGTTGCCGTCATGACCAGGTCGACCAGCTCCGGATCGTCGAAGGCATAGAGCTCGTCGATGACCGTGCCGCTGATATTGTACCCGGCCTTCGTCTTGGCCTCGGAGCTCAAGGAGCGCAGAACAGAATGGCTGCTCTCCTGAACGATCGACGTCTTCAGAGTGATGATCTTGTCCGCGAGCACTGACGAGGTCTCAGCCATGATCTTGGCGCAGTCAAAGACGATATGCGCCTGTTCCCTATCATTCGCTAAGGTGTAGACTTGGGCGCCTGGCTCACCATCGGCAAAGGCAAGGAGAAGGGCAAGACCAGCGCAGAGTGTTGACTTCCCGTTCTTGCGCGGGACCTCAATGTAGGCCTTGCGGTACATGCGGAGCCCATCCGCAAGACGCTTCCAGCCAAAGAGCTGGCGAACAATGTATGCCTGCCAGTCCTGGAGAACGAAGGGCTTTCCCGCCCACTCACCTTGGTACTGACGGAGCAGGGAAAAGAAGCGGACAGCGTAGTCGGCTGACTCTTCGTCGAAGTAATATCGCTTCGGATCGATACGTTTCAGGTCATTCGTGATCATACTTTCCTCGGCGGTAAGGATTTCGGAGGCGTTAATAGATCCTGCGTCGGCTTGCTCGGCTGCTGGACCTTGACGCCAGAACGAGCAGCAGGCGTGAAGCCCATCTCGCGCGCAGACTTCATCATGTCATCGTGACAAACCTTGCTGATACCGACCCAGGCAGAGGCTTGCTCGGCACAGTAGCCATGCTGTCCATTGATGATCACGGTCTTACCGAACTTCGCTAGATGTACCTCGGCCTCATGCCAACCGGCATAGTACTGACAGTACGACGCCAAGACAGCGCGGTCTGTTGTCATCAGAAGGCCAGGTACAGCCTTGAGTTCCTTACAGATTCGTCTCCATTCTGTCTTTGCGCCCACTGTTAGCCAGGCAGGACAGGAAATAACAGCGTCGAACTTCGGCTCGTCATGGTTCAGAGGACGATGACCAGGATTGCCTTCGAGACGCTTGAGGGCGTCCGGCTTGCGAGGTCTGCCAGTGCGGGACACTACAAGGCCCCCAGGGGCATGACTTTCGCACAAGCATGCGCGTGTC